ATAGCGGAGCTCATAGCGGAGCTCATAGCGGAGCTTATAATGATATAATTTATACTCAACTAGATGATGAATTTTCGTCTAGAATGTTAAAATCTTATGATGATTGGATTAGGGCAACAAATCCTTGTGCTCCTCGTTCTACAATTAGGGATATTGGTGCAATAACTCGTGAGTATATGGATATGAATGAATATTTTAACGATTTTGTACTCGGAAACCCCCCTTGTAATGGTAAGCGGGCGGACGATCTTTTTAATAATGAGACTAAGAAAGAGAGCAACCTATAGTAGATTTAGGTTTAATTTCTAAATCCATTATTCCCTCCCAATCTTGGAGATCATCTTCTATTGGGCTCTGCCCCCTTCGGTTTATATCTTCCTGACGCATTGCGTTGAGTTCATCTAATTGTTCTGCGATTTCTACGGCTTCTAGGATGTAATCGTATCGATTACTAATCATTTATTGGTATATTATAAATTCTTAATTCGTTTAAAAATTAAGAATACTAGGAATAAACGAAGTTAAAAAATGGAAGATAATTTATGTTCGATATGTCTTCAAGATATGGGAGAGGGAGAAAACAATATTTATCGTTTAGATCCTTGTGGTCATATGTATCATACGAGTTGTGCCCTAGATTGGTTTCGTGCTTCAGGAAGTTCTGCTTGTCCGAATTGTAGGGATCCGGGAGATCCTGATGGTCTCCGCCTCCGTAATTACCGAGCCCGTATAAAATTATGGAAGCAAATTGGTAGGAGAAAGGATTGTCCCATAGTGATGAAAAAGAAGTTAGATAGGCTAAAAGTGGCTAAGGGTAAACTTGAAGAGCATCAGAGGGAGTTAACAGAGTTTACGAAGAATAATAAGGAAGTATTAAATGTGCATAGAAAATTGAAGAATAAAAAATGGGGATTTTACAGGGCCCTTGCACGTGTGGAACGGGAGATTGATAGTGTTCCAGTAATAATGTTAGTACAAGAATTACGTAAAGTTAAAAGGAGACGATAATTTAATAGCGTCTATAACCCTCCTCAATTAATGGGGCACAACCACAATATGGTCCTTTGGAACTTGTTGGTACCCATTCACAATCATACATGGTTCGTGGACCGGCATCACAAGCCTCAATTTCTGTGGGTGTATCTATAGTATTACTAAAATCGATGGGTGCTGTGCGAAGTCCCGGTGTATTAGAATCAGGGCAAGTAGCACAAGTTCCTTGTCGTGGGTATGTGTTGGTAAGCGTATCCATGACACAACTGGCCTCGTCGGTATATTGAGCGCAATCAAAAGGATTGTAACGTTCTACAAGGGGTTGGTTGCATGGATAATGGGGGCGTTCATCCCTGACTGGAACTAAATTGGGACAATATTGTGGGCTGTTGGAATATTTATTCATATTGTGATAACTAATTGGGTTTTTATACATTTATTTTATACAAGAAGATAATATGATTTTAAGAAAATCATATTGGAATAATATAAATATGAGTGTATATATATTGTTGATAAATAAAGATAACAATACTGAGTTATTTCATGTGATAACAGATGCTGAATATTGGGATCTATCTAGGGAGGATCAATGTGGATTCAAAAAATATAGTAAAATCAAAGTCACGGGAAAGAGAGAGAGAGAGTCGGATGATTGGCCAGCTGATAGTACAGGTGGATCTTTTACTCCGGATGAGAGTCTTATTTTAACAGGAATAAAGGATGTGATAGTTGATGATCGGGGTAATATATTTTATAAGGATCAAAAAGTAGGGGATATGGGTCAATTGAAATATAATCCTGAACAAATTGAAGATAATATTAGAAAGATAAGGGTACCTTTATTACCTGGAGGAATTCCGGCTGCATCTAGGATTGTAATGTTGTTACAAAGGAGTCTTGGAAGTGCTAGATGTAATGTTAAATTTAAGAGTGGAGAAGATGTGAACACTTATTATCCAGGATATTATACGCAAAATATTGAGACAGCTAAATGGTATGCTAGTAATTATTTTAAGGATGGTATAATTGTACAATATGAGTTGGATGTACCTACAAATTATTTACTCTTAACAGATAATAGATCTGGTAGTCCAAATAGTTTATCTGACATTATAAAAAGACTACAGGTTAAAAAATTTATAGCTGAAAATAAAAATCAAGACAATGTAGTGGAAGAAATAGATAATACTATGTTATATTTAAAAGTAATGTATGGTTATGATATTTCTCCTAAGAAACAACAAGAGTTAAAAATTCAACTAGCTAGGAAGTATGAAACTTCTATTCGTCTTAAGAAAGGTCAAAAAGCAAGTAAGAGTGCGAAGAAGACGGATACGATAACAAATCGATGTTCTATAGCGGATGTAGATAATATAGTTATGAATCATTTATGTTCGATACTTAATGAAGAGATAATTGTATGTAATGAGGTTCCAACGAATTTTGGTGAATTTCCAGGAGAAAATTTCCATAAGGAGGTAATAATATGTTGTCCTGAAAACTTGAAAGAAATAGGATTCGCAAGGATAAATGAAGAAGAAAAGATAAATAAATTCCTGAATTATGAACCAGATAGTTACGAACCCAATGGTTTGTTCCGAAAGGGAACTATTTTTTACAAAGCGTTTGACGAGAGTATTACAAAAGGGGTGAGGGATGAGTGGTTATCAAAAAATGCATGTAAACCAGAAATTCGCACTGAAATGCAGAAAGAGTTAGCCCAAGCTGCAGCCCAAGCTGATGTTGAAAGGCGTAAGAAGGATGACATTGAATTTAACGAATTAATAAGGGAATTTGAAGAACTATTAGCTGCACAAGGATTTAACGCTTAGTAGAGAGTATGACACCCTCGTGGCTGTCAGTAATAACACTATAGTTGGGCTCTGCAATTTGATTGTCTTTTTTAATGAAGGGTATAGTATTAAGTCCGATATATTTTTCGAATTTGAGGGTTTCGTTCATGATTAACTCGTGTGTAATTTTTTTGACTCCTGGGAAGACTCCGTAGTCATCTAATATGATATATTTAAGTTTTGGAAAGAATTTAAGGGAATTAAATATATCTGAAGAGCATGTGTGATACTCATGCATTGCATCAATAAAAACAATTTCAACTAGGGATGTCATTTCTAGTGGTAGGGATGTCCAATCACCGGTATATAGGTCGAAATTAATATATGAAATATTTGTGTTAGATTTATTGTTGTGTTTATTTTGTTCTAATAATTCTTGGGAGTTATCTATACAATACACATGTGGAAAAATGGTGGCTAAGTATCCAGCAGTATGCCCTAGATGGGATCCCAATTCTACAATGGGAGATAGGGAGTTACAATTTTGGAAAAAATCTTTAATATTCAGTCTCATTTTGTTGGAGCAAGTCCAAATATCTGTAAAAATATCTATGTTATTTAGTGTTTTTACGGGATAATAATTTTCGATAATATTTAGGAATTCTTTCATTAGTTTTAATTTACAGTCTGCAGCATAATCGCCAACGGCATAGGGAAAGTGATATATAACATGTGATGAACCGCTTGTTGGATGTTGTAGATATGGGCAGAAATTACTAGCATAGTCTTTTAGAATTTTGTTGTTGTGTAGATTAAGTCTAATTGTATGATATATAATAAAGGGTTGTTCTTTAGTATTAAATTCTAGGGGATTAGTAGCTATATCATTTTTGATGGTTTTGAATAGGTTTTCCATAGTTGTTGAGTTTTTAAAGAGTAGAATGCCTGAGGTGAAAGCTGATTTATCAGTATAAGAAGATATGGTGTCCCCAAAGAGTGATTTTCCCCAATGATCGTTTGGATATACACCTTCGTCTATAGTGCCCTCTTCCAAAGTGTATAATAGATCTTGTTTTGTTAGTGAAAATATTGGTTTGATATCGTCTTTGATGATAATATCAAGGTCAAGATATAGACAATTGGTTGCTTTTTTTGTGTTTGGGAGGGTGAAGAAGTCTAATCTAGATGCACATGCTTGTAAAACTGTATGATATTGGTCATTTATTTCGAATGTGATGGGTAGTTGGGATATGATTTTAAGTTGTGATAGTTTTTGTTTGAATTGTGAGGATGTGTATATGATAATATATTCTTTGGGAGATAGTTTTCCGTATAGTAGAATGCTTTCAAGTAATAGGGGTAATAAATTGAAATATTTATTAGAAATAAAAAGACAGATCAGTATGCAATTCATGTGTAACTTCCTTTAGAAAATTATTTTAAATTTTTAAACGAAATTTAAAATATTAATCTTCAGATTCTGGACCATTTCCGATTTTAATTTCATTATCAGTGGGTACCATAACATGGGCACCATCCTCAAATGGACCTGTAATACTTGGGCCTGAGTACCATCCATAGGAGTAATACCAAGTGAGCAGGGTTCCGTTAACTAGAACTTCTGGTGTGATAGTTAGAGGTACATCGGTGTCAGTTTTATTGAGTTTAACAGCTCCATGATTTGTGTCACCGCGAGTATTACCACCGACCCATACGGAGTATCCTGGAGGATTATTTTCTGGTGAGTTGTTGGAGTTATCCAAATGAATAGTTGTTGAGGTCATAATTTAATTATTGATAAGAATAAAATAATTTAATCGCTATTGAAGTTTTGGTCAATTTCATTTTTAATGGTTCGCATGGATCTTGAGGAATTAACAATATCGGATAATAATTTGACGTCGGAGTCATATTTTAATATCATACCAATGAGAATAATATTGTTCATTTTAGATTTAGCAATAGTTCTAAAATCATGGGTTTTAATGAAATTCTTATAGTTAGATTTGTAAGATAGGGCTTTTAGAGTACCACAAGAAGTATTAACATTTCGTAGGTATATATTAGGTAATAATCTAGCTAGATTTTCTGCAAAGTCTGCTTTCCAGGGGGCAATTTGGTAGAATATATTTTTTTCCGGGCAACAAGCTAGGGCATCGGTTATACTTTGATCCCCTGTGAGTAATATATCTTTGACGCTGTATCTCATTAGGGATATCATGGATTTGTTTGGTACTGGTAAGATATCTGCACGAAATGTTAGGGTATTTGCATTAGGATAACCACGCGAGATGATGATTATATCTTTGTTTTTTAATATTAAAAGGATGTTGGGGTATAGATGTTTAATTTTTTTGGTAATTTGTTTAAAGGTTTTTGTGTGATTACTAAACCAGGGGGGTACAATAATATCAAATATGGGATATTTTTTGTGATATTTAGTTGTAACCATTAGGAAAAATGCGAGTAGACATGTTCCCACTCCACCAATACTTTCTGCTACATATGAGAGCGCGTAGGGATTCTCTACCAGTCTCGGGGGTATATTTGAGAAGGAAGTAAATAATAAACCGTCCCTTCCATTTCCGATGCCGGTATCAAAGGTGAAATTTTTGGTAAGTGAGTCATTATACTCTGAGAAAAAGTAGGTATTCCACGAATTAGCCTGGGGAAATAATTTAGATAGATCTTTGATGTCTGGGTAGAAATCAGTCATGACTGGGGCCACTAGATAAATATCTGGATTTACAATATTATTTGGTTTAGTAAGTCTAGCTAATTTTCTGCATTGAGTTCTCTTTCCAGCATTAAGGTCTAGAATATTTTTAGGATCAAAACCAATACTAACGAAGGCTTTGGGTTGTGTTGTTGCGATTTGTATTTTACAATGGGGATACCATAGTTTTACGTAATCATATATTTTAGCTGCAAATATAATATCTCCAAAGCCATTACATGGTGCATTAACTATCAATATGTTTATTTTAGCTTTTGAAGTTACTTTTAAATATCTAGATAGGTTTTTGAAACAATAATTAAAAAAGAAGTGACCCCCTAGATTTTGTTTTTTTGTATCGTAATAGATTTTATTAATAAGATCATCTAAATCAATCTGCATTTATTATATATTATATAATAAATATAAATTTACACCATCATGAGAACAAGATCATTACCAGTTCCGTATGATTCTGGTCTCTCTCCAACTAGTGTAGCTACATATCCAAGGGGGGATAGTGGGTTTCTATCTTGACAAATTGCTTCTACATACCAACAATCTTTTGGATCAAACGAATTATATTTTCTTACAGTACTTCCAAGTCTAGCATCATTACCATCCCGTAATCTAAGTAGTATTGTATTAGGTGACAGTGCAGAATCACAATGTATTTCTCCTGTGGCTGGCATTTATATGTAGTAAATAAAATAATTACTGAGTAATTAAAACGAGACTTTCTGGTGTTGCTGCAGCAATTTGTCTTTCTCCTGCTAAGCTTGCTTGATACCCCAAGGGAGTATTCGGTACTCTTCGTTGATATATTTTGTTAACTTGCCAGCAATATTCTGGAGTGTTTGGTGCATCCTTGTTACGTACAAAACTTCCCAATCTAGCGTTTCTACGGTCACTTAACATTACTACTATAATTGCTGAATTCTCTGAATCACATCCTATTCCACCGATAGTATTTGGTGGCGGCATTTATATTAAAATAATATTAAATTTCCTTGTATTTTATTAATTTTTTTGTATTCCCTGATATAGCGAAGGGCATCCCTAATAAATTTACTACGGGACCATCCCCTAACACCTTTTAATTTAAGTAATATTTTATGGTTTCTATTTGGCATTTCTATGTATCCAAGAATTTGGTCCGTATAATATGTCTCGTTAAACGGTAGTTGTCTATCATATCCTAGTATCTGTACGTCCCATAGACAGTTATCAGCGCGGTTCCAGAAGCCTAAAATTTCTGCGTGGTTTCGTGTCATGTATGTGTTTAATCCTAAGGCATGTCTGTCTTCGATTTGTATGTCAACTCCAGAATTTATTATAATGTGTAACATAGTTGTTAAGCGTACGTATGTTCTTTTTGGCATTATGTAAGTTCGTTTGTATATTTATTATTATAAGTTTATAAATCATCTAAATAATTTATAAACTTATAATAATAAATGCCACCAGAAAGAACAAATTCTACTCCTGTTAAAAATAGGAGTTATGATTCTCCCTATCTTTATGTTAATAATTGTCCAAACACAATGATAAATCCGCACACGGGTGCTCCTGACCCAAACGGTTCTGAACAAAGAGTCTTTACTTGGACGGAATCTGGGTCATCTAATACGCATAGTATATGTTCTGTAGCTTGTCAGGAGGATTCTGATTGTCCAAACAGTAGTAAAAGTTTTGATCAAACGGTACCAGGTAGATGTACTTGGGGTATTGATTCTGATACTGGTGTCTGTATGCCAAATCTTACGACGGCATTTCCTTATATTATGGGTCATGATTTACCTAGTCGAGGAGCTGCCGCTATGGATTACGCAGCTATGATTCAACTTCCTATTATTGCTTATATATTGGGGTTGGTTAGAAATTATTATGTTGTGGGAGAAGGTGATAGAGTTGATAATACTGTTTCCCAAGCGAGAGCGCAATATCAAGTAAGGGAAATATTGTTTGGTGGAGCATACGACCAAGAAGTTCGTCTGTTAGATAATTTTATAGCGAAGTATGGTTCAATATTATATCCAAAGTTTGTATACCAGGGTACATCTAATATGAGTAATAATATTATTAGTTTTCTTCATGAATTTGGATTGAACTGGAGTATGACCAAAGACATGCCTGCTAACCCTAAACATAACAATTTTAATGTTTGTCCTTTTGGTTCTGTAATGACAACATCACAGGCAGAATTGCCAAATACTTGCTTTTTAACGAGTAATCCGACTGCTGAAGTTCCTCCTCAATGTCGTAAAAATACACAGGATACCTGTCAAGCTGAAGCAGATTGTACTTGGGGTGTAAATCGTACAGCAGATTTATGTATTCATCAACCTCAAAGGTGCGCAAATGTTAAGAAGGCGCATGCGCCTTTCTTAGACCCTTTATGTCCGTATCTTCCAGCTGGTGTGCATGCCTGTGACATAGGTAAGACTGCTTGTGATGGAGTGAATTGTAATATTATAGCTGTAGATCAATGTTATCCATCAATGGAGCAAAATCAAAGTAAGGGTTGTTGTTATTTGGAACCAATTTTGTAAAAGAAAACTGAATTAAATAAAATGTTTGTAAGTAATGGTGGAATAAAATGTTAAATTTGTATGGAAAGTCTGTTATATTTAGTGGTTTTTATGATGAATCTTTGAGATTAGCATTGGAGAAGAAGGGAGCTGTATTTTCTGAGTCAGTTCATGATAAGAATTGTGGTTATTTGATAACACGTGATCCTTTGGATTTTATAGATCATTTTTCTGGTAAGTTGAAACTTGGTATGATGTCTCAGAATATTTCTGTTGTAGATAGGGATAGTTTTGAGAAGATGTTGAAATAGGGTATAATTTTATATTACAATTAAGGAATATAAAATAGGACTTAGGGATTTGGTAGATTTTGTAGTCTTTCATCTATTAATCTGCGGAGTTCGTAAATTCTGTCAACATTTTCTATAGTTGCATTGCCTAAAAGATTGTATGCATTATCAGTTTCATCTTGTGAAAAGATAAACCTGTACGGGCGACCCGCTCTCATCATTCTTAAGTTTGCGTTAACGATGGCCATTCTTGTATCTGTTATCAAATTTTCAAATTCTTCCTGGGTAATTTGGTTATTATCTTCGTCAACTGACTGATCGTCTGCGAATAATTGTCTGGCAGTATTTGATTCATCAGGTTCAGAATCTGAGTCTTCTA